TTCAGCGTGCCCGCGTCCACGAGAACCGGTGGTGTCACGAGGTTGTTCGTGACCGTGGTCGAGACCGTGACCGGCGCACCCTTGCTGTACCGCATCGGTCAGCCCTTACTCGGCTTGGACGGTGTACGCCGCCGCTGCTGCGGCGATGAGCTTCACCGCGCCGCCCTGGAACGACGCGACACAGGACTGGTGCACGTCCACGCACCAGCAGTCGTCACCGGCCACCGTTGGCGTGGTGCCGTCGAGGGTGAAGTAGATCGGCGACGTGCCGTCCTTGTTGATCACCGTGACGGTCTCGTAGGGGTAGGTGGCCGGGAAGGTGACCGTGTCGACCGTGGCCACGCCCAGGGTGGCGGACTTGGCCCGGTTGACGCTGTAGCTGGCCATGGCCTACGCCTGGGTGAAGTGGTCGCGGATCTCGTCCCGGGTGAGCTGCTCACGGTCAGCCGGTGCCAGGTCTTCCTCGGTGAGGCCGTGGCCGAGCGCATAGGCCGCCCATTCGTCCCGGGAGGCGTTGCCCTTCGGCAGGTCACCACCAGCCAGCTCGGGCTCGGGTTCGGGTGCGCGCTGCCACCCGGACCGCAGGTAGACCTCAACCGCGTCCGGGTCAGTCAGATACGGCGGCCTACCCGGCAGATCCGGATGCACCAACGCCACCAGCCCCGGCCGCTCGCTTTCCGCCCGTTTAGCGGCAGTCGCCGCCTCCACCGCCGACGCGATCTCCCCGTCCGTCAACCCGTAGTGGCCCGCGACCGCGATCGCGTCGCTCAACGACTTATCCATCAGCCCGTCCTCATGTGGTGATCGTGTAGGCGTCGATGTCGACGTTGAACAAGACCATCGCCTGCGCGCCGTCGGCGGCTTGGCTCAGTTGCAGCGTCCACGCCCCGATAGAGGCGTGCAGGACGAGGTCATCGAGGCGTGGGTTGGTGACGACCGCGAACCCGGCCACCGCCCACAGCGCGCACGCGGCGTTGGTGACTACTTCGATGTCGCCGTCGCCGTCGACAGCACCGGCTGCGCAGTTGATCGAATACTGCTCCCGGGTCGGGTTCCCCACGAACCCGTCAATGCTGGACGTGCCCTCACCGACTTGCGGGAGCGTCTCGTCCTGCCAGGCGATCGTGAGGACACCGTCCGCGCCGACACCGACCTTCGGGCCGCGGATGACCTGCGCGGGGGCGACAACTGCCGCCGACCAGATCTGTTCTAGCTTGGCCAGCACCGGGCCGAGCGTCGGCGTCCAAGTCATCTAGGCCACCAGGGGGCGGGCTGGCCCCAACCATTCACGCGCCCGCTGCGGGATCGTGAACTCCAGCCGCCGGTCGTAGACATCCTCGGGGCCGGTCACAGCGGCGCGGACGTTCCCGACACCGCGCTGCGTCTCCCACACGTGCTGCAGGATGATCAGCGCGCCCTGCTTGTACCGCTCCGGGATCGAGGCGTACCCCGCCTGGTAGGTGACATCGACGAGCCCGCACACCCACGGCCCGTTCATGACCCGGACCACCCCGGACGGGGAGACCCGCATGTCGGCGGCATTCCACGTGGTCAGCCCATCCCAGGACACGATCGTCGTGAGTGAGATGACCGGCGCGGACCAGACCCGGAACTTCTGCCGCCACCCGAAGCTGCCGCTGTAGGCGGAGACTTCGATCTCGTCGGTGATCGCCCTGGGGACGATCACCTCGTGCTTGTATTCCTCGACGGTGGCGGTGATGCCGGCGACGTAGTCCAGGAGCAGCGCGTCCTTGCTGGCGTCCTTGATCTGCAGCTGCGCTTTCGCTTCGCCGAGGGTGATCAGTTGGGCCGTGGCCGGGTCGGCGACGTCGAACGATTCCGGCTCCGACACCCCCGCGCCGGTACCCGTCGCGGTCCACCAGTAGACGTACGGCCCGATCTGGGTGAGGTCGGCGGTCGGGACGACCTGGTGGTACAGGCCCACCCCGTCATGTGACGGGGTGGTGTAGTCCTGCGTGGTGGCGTCGGGTTTCTTGACGGTCAGCTTCAGCGTGCCCGCGTCCACGAGAACCGGTGGTGTCACGAGGTTGTTCGTGACCGTGGTCGAGACCGTGACCGGCGCACCCTTGCTGTACCGCATCGGTC